CAGTACAGCAGGAGGCGTATTAACAAGCCAAGCAAGAAGTGATACAACAAGAAACTTATATGCAAGTGGAAGCCAAGCTGATAGTGGTGGTGAGGGTGTAAATCAAAGGTTAGGTACTACAAAAGGTTTTCAATTCACAGACCTTAAACCTGCATTAAGAATTATAGATATAATAAAAGTCATAGAGCAAGACAATGAGATAGATATAAAATTTACAGATGACTTTTTCAAAACAACAGGATTCTTTTCAAATCTTTATATGTGGTTACACAGAAACAAAGGTGAGATAGGTGTTACACCTACAAATGAAACAAATACAAATCTTATTGTAGTAGATAAAATACAAAGTTTTACAGGGGATGTCATAGAGTTTTTTGATAGTGATACTACACAAGACCCTCCACATAGTTTTACAGGTATTGCACCTGTGTTTGATGGAGGTGTATTTAGATTCGCTACAGGCCTTACAAGTCAAACAAGTTTTGACGATAAGGAATCAATGAAAATAAAGTGGACAGTAACACCAAGTGTAAACACTAAAAATTTTACAGCTAGGCTTAGAAAAGCTGGTACTAACGAAGTCATTGCTGAACTCGCACATACTTCAGGAACAACAAGCACAATATTAGAATTTGAGTTCGAAACAAGTCTTGCAACGACTGTAGAAAATCACAATGTAGAGTTTGTTATAGAAACAACAGAAACATCTTTAAATTTAACTTATGGTCTTACTTGTACTAAAATATTAGAGCAAGTAGGTACAGGTACACAAAACTTAGCTATACAAGCAGGTACAATAAGTCCTGACTCTGTTGTTGATACTATATATATATCAGACCAAATACCTGATATGAAAATATTAAACTTCTTGACAGGCCTATTTAAAACATTTAACTTAACTGCATTTGTAGATAATGATGTATCGAGTAGTACATTTAGTCAAATCAAAGTACAAACACTAGATAGTTTTTATGCAAGTGGTACAACAAGAGATATAACAGAGTTTGTAAACACAGAAGAGGGCGAATCTAATTTTAGTGTTCCATTTAATGATATAGGTTTTAGTTTTGAAGAGCCTAAATCATTTGCAGCATTTTATTACAACAAACTAAATTCAAGAGAATACGGATCAGTAAAAGCGAGTGATGCAAGTAATAGTGGTAGAGACCCTAGACTAAATAGAGGCCAAGACTATATTATAAAAACACCATACGAAAAGATGTTATTTGAAAGACTAAAAAATGTAAATGGAGGTGCAGATACTAATATTGGTTTTGGATATTTTGTAGATGACAACCAAAGTCCTACAATCGGAAACCCTTTACTATTCTACAAAAAAAACACAAGTGTAAGTGGTACACCTATACAAATGTTTAATGGTAATGGAACAGGAACACCTGCAAGTATAAGTACAATAAATAGAGGTACAAATTTTCAAGAGGGTACAGCAAGTGTATTTTTAGCTGTTTTGGGTGAGCCAAGCTCTATATCATTTAGTTATTTAGATGGCAACAATGCACCACAAACAGTTACAGTAGCAAATGGTGCGAACACCACGATAAACCCTGTAATAAAAAATAGTGTCATTATAACAAGCGATGTTGATGATCCTAGTAATGTTACAATAACATATACTGTTTCAGAAGATAGTCAAACACTTAATTTTAGTAGAGAGGTAAATCCTTTTGTTACAGGTCAGATAGATGATAATACTTTATTTAAAAAATATTATAGTGATTACATAAGTGATTTATTTAGCTACAACAGAAGATTAGTAAAAGTAAAGGCCATATTACCACAGAGCTTTTTATTACAGTACAAATTAAGTGATACACTTATTATAAGTAATGAAGCATTTATAATAAACAAAATAACTACAAACCTACAGACAGGAGAGAGTAGTTTAGAATTATTGAACAAGTTATGATACAAAGTATATTACAATTATTAGAGTTCGCAAATGGTGAAACTGAGAATATCAGAATAGCACAGGGTAAGTATGAGTTGCCAAAAACTTTTACAAGAACATTCAAACAAATTAAAAATGAAATAAAATGGCAAAACAAATAGTAGTAGATTTCACAGTCAAAACTGGTGCTGCAACAAGAGAAGTATCTGATTTAAAAAAAGAGATACAAAATGTTAACAAAGAAGCAGTCAAAGGCTCAGAAAAAACTGAACAAGGCCTTAAAGGTATAGAGAAAGCAAGTGATAAGGCATCAAGTGGTATAGGCAGAATTGGTACAGCTTTTAAGGCACTTGGTATAGGTTTATTAATTGGTGCTTTTGCAAAATTCACAGAAGTTTTAAATTCAAATCAAAGAGTTGCAGATTTTTTTGCTACTACCTTTGAAACTGTAAGAATAGTTTTTAACGATTTCATAAATTTAGTATTAGACAATGTTGGTGGTGTAGCTGATTCTTTTAAACAAATATTTTCTGTAGAGGGTATAAAAAATTTCGGAAAATCCCTTTTTGACAATGTAATCGAAAGATTTAGGTCAATGTTAGATGCAATAGGGTTTGTTGGTACAGCTATAAAAAAAGTATTTGAGGGAGATTTCAAAGGTGCAGCAGAAAGTGCTAAAAATGCTGGTAAAGAATTATTTGATGTAATAACAGGTGTAGATGATAGTTTTGATAAAACAGTAGAAACAGTTACTAAAGTTGCAGAAGCGACTACTAAATATGCAACTGAAACAGTAAAGACAGCAGCAGCAAATGTCAAACTTGCCAACTCAGCACAATTATTAAATGCAGAAAATCAAGGCCTCATTGAAAAATACGATGTACAAGCAGAACAGCAAAGACAGTTAAGAGACGATACCTCTTTAAGCATAGAAGAAAGAATAGCTGCTAATAAAAGACTTGGAGAAATATTAGATGAGCAATCTGAAGTAATGCAAAAAAATGCACAAGTAGCAGTCGATGCAGCTAGGGCAGCTTTAAAAGGTAATGAAGATAATATCGAATTACAAACTGCTTTACAAGAAGCTCTTAATGAACAAGCAGCAATACAGGCAAGAGTTACAGGCCAAAGAAGTGAACAGCTCACAAATGAAAATGCTTTGCTTGATGAACAAAAAGAACTAAACAAAGAATTAGCTTTAATAGGTAAAACAGAAAGAGAAATTGAACTTATAGAATTAGAACAAGCTCTAGCAGATAAAAAAGCCTTAATAGAAAAAGAGGTTTCAAATGAAGAAGAAAAAAATAGATTATTGTTAGCAGCTCAAGATGATTTTAATAAGAAGAAAGAAGAGTTGGATAAAGAAAGTGGAGAAGAAGAAGTAAAAATAACTGAGCTTACACAAGAGGCTAAACTCGCTATAATATCAGGTGCTTTAGGTGGACTTGCAAATTTAGCAGGTGAGAATAGCAAATTTGGTAAAGGAGTAGCTGTTGCACAAGCAATTATTGATACTTTTGCGGGAGCAAACAAAGCTCTTGCACAAGGCGGTATATTTGGTGCTGTTGCAGCAGCAGGAGTTATAGCATCAGGACTTGCTAATGTTAGAACTATTTTATCAACAAAGACACCTGACGCACCAAGTGGTACAGGAGCAGGTGGAGGGCGATCTTTTAGTTCAGGAGGTGCAGTCCCACAAGCACCATCATTTAATATAGTGGGTGCTGATACACAAAATCAATTAGCACAGACATTAGCAGAGCAAACACAGAAACCTGTAAAAGCATTTGTGGTGTCAGGAGATGTAACAACAGCACAAAGTTTAGATAGAAATATTATACAAGAAAGCAGTTTAGGATAAACAAAATAATTAATTAAAAACGATATATTATTATGAAGATAGTTGAATTAATTTTAGACGACAACGAAGATTTAACTGGCATAGAAGCAATTAGTATAGTTGAGAATCCTGCAATAGAGGAGGATTTCATAGCACTTAAAGGTGAACAACAACTACAACTAGCAGAGGTAGATAAAGAGAAAAGAATTTTATTGGGAGCTTTACTTGTACCAAACAAACCTATCTACAGAAAAAGTGGTGAAGATGAATATTATATATACTTCTCACGAGATACAGTACGAAAGGCCTCCCAAATTTATTTACAGAAAGGAAACCAAAACAATTCTACATTAGAACATAAACACTCACTTAAAGGTTTATCACTTGTAGAATCTTGGATAGTAGAGGATTCTAAAAAAGACAAGACAGCATTATATGGTCTTGAATATCCTGTAGGTACTTGGGTGGGTGCAGTAAAAGTAAACAATGAACAAGTATGGCAAGAGTTCGTAAAGACAGGTAAAGTCAAAGGATTTAGTATCGAGGGTTACTTTGCTGATAAAGCAGAAAGACCAAAAGACCCTACAATTAACGATCTTGCACAAATTGAAGAAGAAGAAGCACAAGAGTTACTATCACAAGTCAGAGGTATTATCAGAAACGACAAAAGATATAAAGGTGGTAAAAGATTAATATTTGAAAGTTTTAGTGATTATCCTGATGCAGTAAAAAACAATGCAAAGAGAGGTATTGAACTAAACAAAAAAGTAAACAATAAATGTGCGACTGATGTAGGTAAGATTAGGGCTCAACAATTAGCACAAGGTAAACCTATAAGTGAACAAACAATAACTAGAATGTACTCTTTCTTATCACGAGCTGAGGAATACTATAAGCCTGATGACAAAGAGGCTTGTGGCACAATCTCATATTTATTGTGGGGTGGTCTTGCAGCTAAAAGATATTCAGAAAGAAAACTAAAAGAACTAGGCAAATTAGAATTGTATAGTGAAAAAGTAAATGATGACTTTGCAATCATTATGGATAGACTAGCTTATGCTGATAAAGCAATGGCTGAAAAGATAGCAAAGGATATAGGATGTGATGGAATACACGAACACGATTTTGAAGATCAGACTTGGTATATGCCTTGCGAGAAACACGCATTATCAGAAGAAGAGTTTAAAAAATATAAATGTCCAAAGGGCTACTATAAAGATTATCAAAAACACAAATGCGTGAAAAGAGATAATTATGCAGAGATAGGGCCAAGAGGAGGTATTAGAAAAAGTCCAAAAGCACCAAAGTCAGGTACACCAAATCCAAGTCCAAAAGGTAAAGGTACAGCTAAAGGAGATGCTTCAACAAGCAGGGGAGCAAAGGTCTCACAAAAAGATTTAGCTTCTTTACAAAAAAAGTCAGATGACTTTAATGAGAGATACAAAAAGAAGTTAGGATATGGCGTAACAGTTGGACAATTAAAAGCAGTATTTCAAAGAGGCTTAGGTGCGTTTAACACAAGTCATAGTCCTCGAATAAAATCTCCTACAGCTTGGGCTCAAGCACGAGTGAATGCTTATATGTATTTAGTTAGAAATGGTAGGCCACAAAATCCTAAGTACACAGGTGATTTTGATTTACTACCAAAAGGACATCCTAAAAGCAACAAGAAATGAAAAAAAAAGATTACATACCTAGCTATACAAGTCCAATAGGAGGGAGACGAGCTTGTTTATGTAAAGACGAATTGACTTACAAAATTGAGTGTTGTACTGGAGAGCTACACGCACAAGGCATAGGTCAAATAACAAGAAGCAGTTAAAAATGCAAAATTAATTTAAAAAAGCGATATATAATTATGAAAGCTACAGAAATGATAAAACAAGTAAAAAATCTCTTAGGTGTTGAGCTATCTGACATCCAGTTAGCTGAACTCAAATTAGAGAACGGAACTGTTTTAGAAGCAGATGCTTTTGAATCAGGCAAAGAGGTCTTTATTAAAACTGAAGACGAAAATGTTGCTCTACCTGTTGGAGAGTACGAACTAGAAGATTCTCGTTTATTAGTTGTCGAAGAAGAGGGAGTGATTAAAGAAATTAAAGCTCAAGAGGAAGAAGAAAAGGAAGAAGACAAAGAAGAAATGAGATATGTAACTAGAGAAGAGTTCAGAAAAGAAATGGACGAACTTAAAGATATGGTTGAAAAAATGATGTCTCCTAAAGACAAAGAGGATATGTCATCACAGATTCAAGAGGAAGTATCTTTAGCAGTTACAGAAGTTTTAAATAGCGAAGCAGAAGAAAAAGAAATTCTTAAAGAAGAATTATCTCAACCTGCTGCAGAGCCTTTAAAGCATAATCCTGAAGAGAAGAAAAGCAACTTTAAAGTGAAGTTTGCTCAAAACAGGACAAAATCTACTCTTGATAGAGTAATGGAAACTATAAGTAATAAATAAATAAATATAAAATTATGGCAGTATTAACGCATATAAATAACGATGTCGTAAGAATTAAAAACGATGTTGATTCAGTATCAGCAGCAGTAACATTGACTGCAGCAGATAGTGGAAAATGGTACGAACTTGCAGCAAGTGCAGGTGTAACGGTAACATTACCGTCAGTTGAATCAGGACTACATTTTAGATTTGTTGTAGCAAATGCTTTTGATACATCAAACTATATCATTGATAGTGCAGAGGGAGACAATATAGATGGTATTTTAGTAGTTAATGGAGCAAGTGTTGCAGCTTCAGGTGAAGATCAAATCAACTTTGTAGCATCAGCAGAATCAGTAGGAGACTTTATTGATATTTGGTCTGATGGTAACAAATGGTATGTTTGGGGAATCGGAAACTCAGCAGGGTCAATTACGGCTACTGATCCAAGTTAATAATTAATTAAATAAATAAATAGAAAGATATGGCGACTACAACTTCGATAACTACAACATATAGTGGAGAATTTGCTGGGGAATATATAGCAGCAGCTTTATTAAGTGGTGTAACATTATCACAAGGAGGGGTTACAATAAAACCCAATATTAAATTTAAAGAAGTAATCAAGAAAATGGCGTTGGATAGTATCTTAAAAGATGCGTCTTGCGACTTTGACCCTACTTCAACTGTAACATTGACTGAGAGAATCCTACAACCTGAGGAATTTCAAGTGAATTTACAACTATGTAAAAAAGATTTCAGACAAGACTGGGATGCTCAATCAATGGGCTTCAGTCAGTATGACAATCTACCAAAAAGATTTTCTGACTTTTTAATTGCACAAGTTGCAGCTAAAGTAGCACAGAAAGTTGAGCAAAACATTTGGAACGGAAGCACAGCTAACGCAGGTGAGTTTGACGGATTTAAAACACTATTAACTGCAGACGGAGATGTTGTTGATGTTGCAGCAGTAGGTGGTGGTTTAACAGCAGGTAACATCGTTGCTGAATTAGGAAAAGTAGTAAATGCAATTCCAAGTGCAGTATATTCAAAAGAAGATGTTAAAATTTACATTCCATCAAGTGCAGCTAAATTATATATCCAAGCTCAAGCAGCTTTAGGATACAGAGAGCTTTACAACGTAGGAAAAACTGAAATGAACTTTCAAGGTATTCCACTATTCACAGCTCCAGGTTTAGCAGATGATACTATGGTAGCTGCTGAAGCATCAAACTTATTCTTCGGAACAGGTCTATTAAACGACTGGCAAGAAGTTAAGTTAATTGATATGGCTGACATTGACGGAAGTCAAAATGTAAGAGTAGTATTAAGAGGAAGTGCAGGAGTACAACACGGAATTGGCTCTGATATTGTATTATACTCGTAATAATGTTTAACATAAAAGAGGTAGGTGGGTATAAGCCTACTTACCTTTTTTTTTAAAAAAATAAAAATATGGCTTGTAATATAACAAACGGAAGAGCATTAGCTTGTAAATCAGGTGTAGGTGGATTAAGATTTGTTTACTTTTCTAACTACAACAATACAACAAGAGACTTAGCAATAGCAGCAGATGGCTCTGTTACTCTTGATGGCTCTGTAGATTTTTACAGATACGATTTAAAAGGTAATTCATCTTTAGAAACAGCCATAAACTCTTCAAGAGAAAATGGAACGACTTTTTACGAAAGCACTTTAAATCTTACATTACAATTTTTAGATAAGGCTACACAAGAGCAAATTAAATTACTAGCTCACGGTAGGCCTCAAGTTGTAGTACAAGATTATAACGGTAATGCTTTCTTATTAGGTAAAGAACACGGATGCGAGGTCAGTAACGGCTCAATGCAAACAGGAGCAGCAATGGGCGACTTGTCAGGCTTTACATTAGTATTGACTGCACAAGAAACAAACCCACCATTCTTCTGTGCAGCAGCACCATCAGATGATGCTACTTCACCTATTGATCCTAACGCATAAAGAGTTATGGTTTATAAATTAAGGGAGGCTATATGCCTCCTTTTTTTTTATATCTATACAAAATAGCATTATTATTTCGATATATAAGTATGAAGATATTGACTACGAGTAGCTCTGCTCAGACGTTTGATGTAATACCTAGAACATTTGCATCTACATATACAATGAAATTAAGAGATACAAGTAAGAACAAAGAAGTATTTAGTGCAAGTGTTAATGCTAGTGATGTAACAAATCATAAAAGAGTATCAGCAACTATAAGTCCTGTTTTGAAAGAGGGAAGATATTATGACTTAAGTTTACTAAGTGGGTCAAGTGTTGTTTACAAAGACAAAATATTTTGCACAGACCAAACTATTAATCAATCAAACAATGATTATTATGATATTAATAGTGGACAATATACTTTTGATGAAACAGCAGGATCGCACGATAACGATTATATAATAGTATGAACGATTTAAGATTTATAAATTTAAGTAGTTATACAACACCAAAAGTTGTAGAATACAAAAATAAAGAGTGGGTAGCTTATGGAGAGGATAATAATTATTTTAAATACCTTATAGACAGGTACAATGGTAGTCCTACAAACAATGCAATCATAAATGCAATCTCTGCTATGATATATGGTAGAGGCTTAGATGCTACAAATTCAAATAAAAAGCCTGATGAGTATGCTAAAATGATTTCTTTATTCAATGCAGACTGCACAAGAAAACTTTGTTATGACTTGAAACTTATGGGTCAATGTGCAATGCAAGTAATTTATTCTAAGGATAGAAATACAATAGCACAAATAGAACACTTCCCTGTGGAAACACTAAGAGCTGAGAAGTGTAATGATGATGGAGATATAGAGGCTTACTATTATTTTTCTGACTGGTCAAAATACAAACCAACAAGCAAGGCAAAAAGAATACCTGCTTTTGGTACAAGCAACGAAGCGATAGAGATATTATATGTAAGGCCTTATAGAGCAGGATTTCATTATTATAGTCCTGTAGATTATCAAGGAGGTTTGCAATATTCAGAGCTAGAGGAGGAGATAGGAAACTTTCATTTAAATAATATTATGAATGGTATGTCTCCAAGTATGTTAATTAACTTTAATAACGGAGTACCTAACGAAGAAGAAAGGGAGCTTATAGAGCAAAGAATATACCAAAAGTTCTCAGGAACATCAAATAGTGGTAAATTTATTTTAGCCTTTAATGACAATGCAGAAACAGCAGCAAACATAGAGCCTGTACAATTATCTGATGCACACCAACAATATCAATTCTTAAGTGAAGAAAGCACGAGAAAGATTATGGTATCTCACAGAATTGTTAGTCCTATGCTTATTGGTATCAAAGATCAAACAGGCTTAGGTAATAATGCAGATGAGTTAAAGACTGCATCTACACTTTTAGACAATACTGTTATTAGACCTTTTCAACATTTATTGATAGATGCTTTTGATAAAATACTTGCTTATAACAAAATATCTTTAAAACTATACTTTAAAACTTTACAGCCTTTAGAATTTACAGACTTAGAAAATGTAGAGGATGAAGAAACAAAAGAAGAAGAAACAGGTGTAAAACTAAAGCAAGAGGATTTATCAGACGAGGAGTTTGATATTATATTAGATGAGCTTAGAGGTGAGAAAATTTCTAATAGATGGGAAGAGGTAGATGCAAGAGAGTACAGCTCCGAGAATGAAGATATAGAGGAATGGGCTACTAAAAACATAGAAAGTAAAGAACAACAATTAGAAAAAAGAAGTATAGATAGTAAAAAAAGTGGTTTTAGCTACTTAGACAAATCTTTATATAAAGTAAGATATAAGTATTCACAAAAGTATTCAAGTGGCAAATCAAGACAGTTCTGTAGAATTATGATGGCAAGAAGTCAGAGAGGAGTAGTATATAGAATTGAAGATATAGATAAAGCAAGTAGAGCTGGAGTGAATAGGTCTTTTGGACATAAAGGTAGAGCTTATGATTTGTTTAAATACAAAGGTGGGCCTAATTGTGGACATTTCTTTAGCGAGGTATTGTATAGGCTAAAATCTAAGACAATGAAAAAGAAAATACAAAACTATGATGAAGTTAAAAGCATACCTAAGTCATATAAGCCTACACCAGCAGGACACAAGAAAGCTAAGGTAGCACCAAAGGATATGCCTAATAATGGACATCACCCTAATTTCAAATAAGATATGGCAACAGCATTATTTATAAAACCAATAGATTTAAAAAGAAACTCAATTATTGATGGATCGGTAGATGTTGATAAGTTTATCGGTTTTGTCAAAATTGCTCAGGAGATACATATAAG